TTCGATGCTGTACTCAGAACGGCATCAGGGGTGGATCAGCAACTGTCCACTTTCCTATCTGGCACCAAGAAATCAGAGACATCATCGTCCTCAAAAACAACAAAGGAACAGAAGACAACAGAGTCAGAAAACTTGACTACTCCATCCAGTTAAGTGCACTATTTTACCAAAGGTTTATCGACAATCAGGAAATCTCGCTATTTTCCCCTCATAATTGTCCTAACTTGTATGAGAGTTTTGGGACCGATAAGTTTGATGAGTTATATTGCAGTTACGAACTGGATGAATCCATCCCAAGAACAACAATCAATGCCCAAGAACTAATATTAGAACTATTAAAGGAAAGAGCAGAGACAGGTAGAATCTATATTATGAATATAGATCATTGTAATAGTCATTCATCCTTCTTGGATAAGGTTGAGATGAGTAATCTATGTCAAGAGATTACATTACCAACTAAACCTATTCAACATATTGATGATTCAGAAGGTGAGATTGCTCTTTGTATTCTTTCTGCCATTAATATCGGTAAGATAAGAGGTGTTGATGATTTAGAGGAACTATGTGATTTAAGTGTTAGAAGTCTTGATGAACTAATTGATTTCCAAGGATACCCTGTACAGGCAGCAGAAATCGCTACCAGAGCACGTAGATCACTTGGAGTAGGATATATTGGTTTAGCACATTATCTTGCCAAGAATGGTGTTAAGTATGATGATCCAGAGGCATGGAAGTTGGTTCATTCATTGACAGAAGCATTTCAATACAATCTTCTTAAAGCATCAGTTAATCTTGCAAAAGAAAAAGGTGCTTGTGAGTACTCTGACAGAACCAAATATGCTCAAGGAATCCTTCCTATCGATACATATAAGAAAGACGTAGATGAGTTAGTTCCAAATGACCTATCATTTGATTGGGAGTCTTTACGGGCAGAGTTACTGGAACACGGAATCAGGAACTCAACATTGTCGGCACAAATGCCATCGGAGAGCAGTTCCGTTGTGTCAAATGCTACCAATGGAATCGAACCTCCTAGAGGATACTTGTCCGTTAAGAAATCAAAGAAAGGGCCTCTTAAGCAGATTGTTCCATCTTATGGGACTTTAAAGAATAACTATACGTTACTCTGGGATATGCCTAATAATAGTGGGTACATCAATGTGGTAGCAGTTATGCAAAAGTTCTTTGACCAAGCAATCAGTGGAAACTGGTCTTATAACCCAGAGCATTACGAAGGTTCTGAAGTTCCTACTAGTGTAATGGCACAGGATTTACTTACTACATATAAGTACGGTTGGAAAACTTCTTATTATCAGAATACATATGACAATAAACATGATGAAGTTGAACCAGCACATCCAATAGGATGGCATGATAATGTAGAAGAAGGTGGTGTTGGGATTCAAGGACATACCCAACTACAAGGTCTAGTTGATGATATTATGAACTCTGAGGAGGAAGTTTGTGAAAGTTGTGCAATCTGAAATAAAAGGAATGACCGTATTTAATACGGAAGAGGTTGATACCAAGAAGCAACCAATGTTTTTTGGCAAACCTCTTGGTGTTCAACGTTATGATACTTACAAGTATCCCGCATTTGAGAACTTAACTAAGTCTCAGTTAGGATACTTTTGGAGACCTGAAGAGGTTTCCTTACAAAAGGATAGAGGTGACTATCAACAGTTACGTCCAGAACAAAAACATATCTTTACATCCAACTTAAAGTATCAGACGATGCTTGACAGTGTTCAAGGTAGAGCACCTGGTATGGCATTTGCCCCATACTGTTCTCTTCCTGAACTAGAAGGGTGTATGAATGTATGGCAACTTATGGAGATGATCCATAGTCGGTCATATACTTATATTGTAAAGAATGTCTATTCAGATCCTGCGGAAGTATTTGATACTATTCTTAAGGATGAACGTATTTTAGAACGTGCTGATAGTGTTACTGCAGCATATGATAACTTTATTAACTATGCCCATCAGTATGATCAGAGTAATGCTTGGAAGGATGATATGCGAACCCATCCTAACTCCACGTGGACATTAAGAGATCTTAAAAGACATTTATATAGGGCAGTTGCTAATGTTAACATTCTTGAAGGGATTCGTTTCTATGTCAGTTTTGCTTGTTCTTTTGCTTTCGGTGAGCTCAAACTTATGGAGGGGTCTGCTAAGATCATATCCCTCATTGCCAGAGATGAGAACCAACATCTTGCCATCACCCAAAACATATTAAATAACTGGAGAAAGGGTGATGATCCTGAGATGATTGGCATCTGTAAGGAAGAAGAACCTTGGTTGATTCAAGCATTCAAGGATACTGTAGATGAAGAGAAGAAGTGGGCTGAATATTTGTTTAAGCATGGAACTATGATTGGGTTGAATGATAAATTATTGTATCAGTATGTTGAGTGGATTGCCAATCGTAGAATGAAGTCAATCGGAGTTAAACCTATCTATGACATACCTGCAAAGAATAATCCACTTCCTTGGACAGAGCATTGGATTTCCTCAAAAGGACTCCAAGTTGCTCCACAAGAAACAGAAGTCGAAAGTTATATTGTCGGAGGAATCAAACAGGACGTTACCAAGGACTCCTTCTCAGGATTTAAACTATAGTTTAGAAGATTGTATAGAGGCATATAGAGAAGAACCCTGTGAGAACTGGGATGATTATGCGGGAGGCTAAATGCCTCCCTTTTTTAGTATAAATATTTTTACATAAAATAATAGTATTATGAATTCGAATCTGACTCCTAAAGAAATGCAGGGTGTATATGATGTATGGCAGGGGATTGTGAATAAAGAGGAAGAACCCCCTTCAGAGACTCCTGAAACGCCTCCAGAACCCTATGAAGCAGGTACAGGACATTTGGATTTAAAGAAGGAGTTAGAAGCATCTGGAAAGTTTTCTGCTGATGAAATAGAGAATATTGTCAATCAATAACATAAAACCTTGACAAAGACTAAAAATATAAGTAGAATAGGTTTGTCGCCGTTAGAGGATATATAAGACAGACTTATATATTTTTAATGGATTATGAATACCCTTGGATATACAACAATGAAAGCTTTAGCTCACGTGACATTGGGGACAGTTTTGGGTTTGTTTATTGTATTACCAATACACTTAATGGCCGTAAGTACATTGGGAGGAAATACTTCTGGCAGTTTAGAACTCCTAAAGGAAAAAAACGCAAAGTAAAATCAGAATCGGACTGGAAAAAATATTATGGTTCCTGTCCAGAGTTGAAAGAGGAAGTAAAAAAGAATGGAAAGGAGTTTTTCAATAGAGAAATATTAAGTTTACATACGACCAAAGGAGATGTGAACTTCGAAGAGACAAAACAGTTATTTCTCAATAATGTTTTAAGTGAATCTCTTGACAATGGAGAGTATCTCTACTATAATAGTAATATTCTAGGAAGGTACATGAGAAAAAATTATGGAAGACCAAAGACTTGAATCCTCTTTACCAGAAGCACGTAGTTGGGCTCTCCAAAGAATACAAAAACTAACAGATACTAAAAATGTAGATAGTGTTCATGATTCTTATGCAATTTTTAAAGAGTTTCAAGAATGGATCGATCCTGAAGAAGAAGATACAGAAGTATATTCCATGGAATGGTTGGGGGAAGGAAGCGAATATGAAGATTTCTGATAAGTATTCTCCAGCACAACTAAAGTTAAGACAAGAAGTACTTAAGATTCTTATGAGTAAGTATGGTCATGAGAATAATAATAAAGCAATATACGTATGTGCTGATGAGTGGGTAGAAAAGTATGTTATAAGTGCTGGTGTTGTTGATTATTATGCTGCTTATAAGCAGTCTTTTATAAACCAAGCTAAATGAAACCTCTTTATATGTGGGCAGGAGGTAAAAATAAGGTAATCAAACACTATCTACCTTATATACCTGCTGATTTTACTGATTATTATGAACCATTCATGGGTGGTGGTGCGATGTTCATCTATGTGATGACTAACTACCAACCTAAAAATGTCTATATTAACGATATAAACTCTGATGTAATGAATATCTATCAGAGTATTAAGAATGATTATGATATTTTCTTAAAAAGATTGATTGAACTGGAAAGTAAGTACATTCCTCTTCAAAAAGAAGATAGAAAGAAGTTATATTATGAAATAAGGCAAGAACATGCCTATGATTATGAGAAATGGAGTAAGAGTGAAGAGGCAGCAACGTTATATTTTTTAATGAAGACTGGTTTTAATGGTATATACCAACTGAATCATAATACAAATGGAAGATATGGTACTCCTAGTGGATTATTGAATCAAAAAACAGAGATATTTGATAGAAAAGTGCTATCTTGGTGGAAAAAAGCACTAGAAAACGTAACAATTACCTCAACAGACTGGAAAAATGCTGTAAAAGACAATCCAGACGCATTTTATTTCTTTGATCCTCCTTATAGAGATTCTTTTGCTGATTATGGCAATCCTTTTACAGAAGAAATGTTAGTAGACCTTATAGATTTTTCTGATAGACAGTCAAAAGTATTTGTTGCGAACAGAGCTGATGATGATTGGTTTGAGACAAGATCTAAATCATTAAATCTACACTATTTTGACATCACATACACTGCTGGACGTAGAAAAAACGGAAAAGAGGCAAAAAAAGCAAGAGAAATCCTACTATATCACACTGATAGAGTGGATTTACTTTCTTTTTAACTATATAAATGAAACACATGACTATACATAGAATTAGGTTATCTAAAATGCAAAAATTAATTAATGTACTTGCTCTTGCGTCTTTCGCTGTATCTGGTGCCGTTGTTGGCACTGGTGCTTA